TGTAAAGCGGTAACATAGAGTTATCTAGGAAAAATCATGCCTAAAAAGTCCTATTCTGCAAAACAAAGGAAATTAGCTGCTGTTGCACCTCCTAGAGACAAGATCACTGCTGCTGATCTAAAGAAATTACGCTCCAAGAAGAAGAAAAAGAAGAAATGAAACTAACTACTCGTCAAAAAAACTTATTAGAAAAACATTCTGAGCATCATAGTGCCAAGCATATGGAGTTTATGAAAAGACGTATGAGAGCAGGAGACACTTTCACTCAAGCCCATAAAAAGGCACAGGCAAAGGTGGGCAAATAATGGCTAAACGTAAATCTGTAAGTTTGTCTGTAGGAAGAGGTGAAAAGTCCAAGAAGGGTGGTCTGACCGCAAAAGGTCGTGCGAAATACAATAGAGCAACAGGATCTAACCTCCAAGCACCTGTAACTGAAAAGAATCCAACGGGAAAACGTGCAGCAAGAAGAAAATCTTTCTGTGCCCGTATGAAAGGTATGCCAGGTCCATTAAAAGACAAAAAAGGCAGACCCACGAGAAAAGCGTTAGCTTTAAAAAGATGGAGGTGTTAAATGACTTACGCT